ACCGTCTTCACACGCGGGGCTGTTTGGCCGTTTTGGAAATGGGAAAAATGAGGCTGTTTGGGCGCGTTTGCGCTGGCGACTGATAAGGTGGCGGGGTGTGTTTTTAATGCCGTCTATGCGGCTGAAAATAGTCAAAAACGCCACTTTCAAAAATGGGAATTTCGCGCACATGGCCGCGCGCTGGCGCGCATGTTGGCAGCATAACCGAACCTACAAAAGTATATAAATGTATGACTGACGAAGAAAGAAAGAAGCTGGGCGCAGAAGCAGCCGCGCCGCTGAAAGCTATGGCAGAATGGCAAAAGAAGCAGGCCGTCTTCTTTCTGCCACATCTTAAAGACGTGCTGCGTAGAATTCAGAACTTACAAGTGGCATGTACTGGCGTGCTGGAAATGACGGTACGCACAGACTTCAGCCCGGACTTCTACGACGGCGTGCGCTTAATGGTAATATGCCAGCTGCGTAAAAACAGCGGTACGCTACGGCACTTTGCTTTCTATTCATGGGATAAGACGGCCACAATGGAAGCGACGCTGGCAGAACTTAACCAGCATGTGCAATTTCTTATAGAACTGGATAAACGGCCAGCGTATGAAACGAAAACGTAACAAAGAGTTTTGGCGGCTGCTGGGGCGTGCTGTCATAGCGTGGGAAACCATCAAGAAAATGGAAGAATATAAAAAGCAGAATTGTATAACTTCAAAATTTAAGAACGTATGACTTACGAAAACTTAGTGATTCTATTGGGAAATGTCGGCAGGGAGCCGGAATTTCAAGGTTTACAGAACGGCGGGCTGGTGGCGCGCTTTTCACTGGCTACCAGTACGGGCGGCTTCACTGCCAAAGACGGTAGGGAAATTCCTAAAGTAACGCAGTGGCATAACATAGTCTGCTGGGATAAGAACGCGGAATATGTGCAGAAGTATGTGCGCAAAGGTGCTTTTATCTATGTGCGCGGTATGCTGAAGTACGACACATATACAAACGAGCAAGGCCAGCAAGTTACAGCCGCGTACATCGACGCTTCTATGCTGACACTGACAGAGAGAAAGCAGCAGGCCGCGCCGCTACCCGGTGACGTGCCAGTCAGCAGTCTGCCACGTATGTAACCACTGGAAGTTATGACCTACGAAGAAATGCTGAAGCAAAACAAAGCCGAAGTAGCCGGGCTGAAAGACAAACAGCACTACGACAACCCGGAAGAACGGCTGCAAATGGACTGCGTAGAGTGGTTTAGATACCAGTACCCGCTACACTGGCGGCAGCTTTTCGCAGTACCAAACGGCGGCAGCAGAAACAAGAAAGAAGCCGCTAATATGAAAGCCGCTGGCGTGGTGGCTGGTGTGGCAGACTTGATTCTGCTAATACCAAATGACAAATACGGCGCGCTTTGTATTGAACTGAAGCATGGAAAGAACAAACAGACAGACTTACAAAAGGAGTGGCAGGCATCTACAGAGGCACACGGAAACTTGTACGTCGTCGTCTACACACTGGAAGAATTTATCTCTATTGTTAAACAATATCTTAAAACAGCAAAGTTATGAAGACAAGTATCATTTTGTTAGCATTTGCAGCTATTACGCTTTTTGTGATAGCAGTAGTAAGTAGTCAGTTTAAGCACGAAAAGCTGGCCAGCTGGTTACTGGCAGCGTGCTTTGTACTGCTGGGTATCATGTTAGACCGCATCTATATTGTACTGATATGGTGAAGAAAACAACCAAAGCAAGCAGACCGCGCCGCGTAGCTGGCAACTGCATGACGTGCGCAAAAGCGCATCTTATGCAGTGGGGTAATAACCCGATAATAAGCCAGTGCGCGGCCAGCGGCCAGCGTGAAGTAGCCAGTGCGCCGCTACCAGCAGCGTGTCAGAACCGCTACGAAGAAGCGCGCGTGCTACCTTTGGAAATAGAACACTTTGCAAAGCGTTAAGCGTATGGAACCGGGTACACAAGTATTTGTAAACTGGTACGGCCATGTATGTGCTGGCACGGTACTGGATAAGCAAAAGGCCAACTTCAGCGGCGAGATATGGAAAGACTGGATAGCCATTTCTATGCAAGTGCCAGCGTCAGACGGTAAGCCGATAGTGGCAGGCTGTCACAATATATGCGCCTATCATAAGAAGCATGTCTATGATACCAGCGAAGCAGCGGCAACCGCGTGGCGTGAATTCCAGATACGAAGCCAGCAGACAAAGCCGGAACCAGCCGCGCCAGTGGAAGCTACACTGGAACCAGTGACACAGCCGGACGGTGAAGACTGGCTGGCAGACAGCCGGGCTTTCTTGAAAGCACACTGGAACCATGAGCGCAACCACATACAAGTAGATGCTATTCCCGACTATATGCGTATATTCCGCGCTGACGTGTGCCGACACATCGGCTATAAAGACCCGGAACCAGTCACGCCGGAACTGCCAAAGCCAGTATTACCCGCGCCGGAACTGCCAAAGCCGGAACCAGTAGAACCAAAACACGCAGAACCAGCCGGAAATTATGCGCAAAACCAGCCGGAAATTATACGCAGGCCAGCGCGCCGGAAAAAGAAGCGCGAAGAATCAAGCAAATATATTCAATTATCATTCGACTTTTAGATAGAAAGAATTATGAGAAAAAAGAACAAAAAGCAGCGCACAGACGGCTACCGTGGCCGCTGGACGGTTACGGGCGTTAATAGACTTACTGGTGAGCGCGAAAGTATTACTATACCGTGCCAGTACGAACAAGTTAACGCCATCTATGAGAAAACGAAAGCCAAACGCGCCAGCCAGCGCAGTTACATACGTTTAAAGCTGGAACGTGCGAGGGGGGGGGGAGTTACCGCTATTCAGTTAGAACTATTCAAATGACATGGCTATGAAACAGAGATATTACGACACTGCCACTGGCAGACTTTATGACCGTCACACTGGCTGCATTACACTGGTGCGTGTATGGACTGGCCAAATGTTAGGAGATTTGCGCCGCTGGTATGCCACTACGACTAACGACGAACTGGCCGCGCTGCTGGGCGTGTCACGGTGCAGCGTACAGCGTAAGGCGAAGCAGTTAGGACTTCAGAAAGATGCTGGCTGGCTGCGTAAGCTACGCCATCAGTCTTTGACGTGGGCGCGGATAAGAAATAACAAGTTAGGCCGTGGCCGCTTTCAGCCCGGCAACCGCATAGGCGCGGCCAACTGGTTTAAGTGTGCGCAGGCGTAAGTATATACTTATGCAGGCGCGAAAAAAATTACAAACGAAATAAAAGTATATACTTATGATAGAAGAAAACGAAAACCCGGTACGAAAGTTTGATACCAGCCGCTATGATATTTACACCATCAAAGAAGCCGTGGACGTGTGCGCTATCCAGCTTAACGAAGACATTCCGGCTATGCTGAAAGTGCAGGGCGTGGCGCGTGCAGAATGGGAACACCATATAACGACCTACGCCAGCGGCAAGAAAGAAGACTATAAGCAGCTTAAATATATCATAGCAGACAAAGGCACGGCTTATCCCGGCGACTGGCTGGTATGGAACGGAAACTATCTGCAAATCATGTTTGACGCAGAATTTAAGCAGAAATATAAACCCAAACGTGCTAAGAATACAAAATAATTACTACCTTTGTAGTGAGCTTTCATAGCACTACTTGAATTAGCTTTGCCAGTCTGCGAAGATAGGCGGTAATACACAAGGATTTTAGTTAAACATAGGCTTTGGCGCGCCAGCGGGCGCGCTTTTTTTGTTAGCACAAACGAACTAACTTTGTGAAAATCTTAGTACCTTTGTGCCAAACCTATTAGTTTTTGCTGATTATGAAAGAAATCGAATTTGTAAAAGTAGGCACGCGCCTACTGAAAGCAGACGCGGAGCGTCTTAAAGCCGTGGCAAAGCGTAGCGGCTTCAGTAGTGACTACGCATTAGTACGCTATCTTATTCACACGTTTTTGCGCGTGGCAGACCCTAAGAACGACGTTATAGACGCGCCGTTAGCACCTGAATTTATAGAGTTATTCAGCACTGACAAAGGACAGAAGAAACGACTGGAAGCTGTCTATAAGAACTTTGGGCGTGCAGCCTACGCGCTACGTGACTTTCACATGAAAGCCGGAGACTATGACAAGCCGGAAGCTGGCGACGTTATAGCCGACGAAGTAGCCAGTATGTTTGAAGACTGCGAGAATGAGGGCGCGGCGAAGACATACCCGGCTAACGTACTGAAACGAACCTTAAAGTAAGCGTATGGCCAAAGACGACAACTATAACAGAATCATTCACGGCAAAGAGTGGCGGCGCGTCAGTAAGCTATATAAAGCCGCGCATCCGCTATGTGAAGAATGCGAAAAATGGCCAGCTACGGCGGTACATCATCGCAGACCGCTGGAAACGTTTACGAATTTTGGCGACATGCTGGCAGCAGCATACGACTGGCAGAATTTGGAAAGCGTTTGCCAAAAATGCCACGACAAACTGCATAAAGAACTGGATAGCCATAACTTTGCCCGTAACAAGGAACTGGCAGCGCGCCGGAATGAAGACCGCGCCAGCAGCATACTTTCACTATTTGAAGACTAAGGACATGGCAGACGAAAAGAAGCAAAGACACCTAATAGGCGACGACAAAACCATGAAGCAGCGAAAAACTAACAGCTTCATGGACTTAATACGCGCCGCGCTGGAAGCAGCCGACTTATACAAGCCGGAAAAAGAACCAGCCATATACATGCTGGCTACGTTACTGGAACTATACCAAAAGACGCGCGCCGCCATCGACAAAGACGGGCTGACGGTAGAGAATAGCACAAAGACGACTTTTAAGACGGTGGCGAACCCGGCAGTGGCTATGAATCTAAGCTATGCCAAAGCTATACAGAACTACTTACAGCAGTTAGGCTTATCCGCTGCAATGGCCAAAGCTGGCGACGCTGGTAGTAGTGGCGGCAGTGATATGGCAGACAACCCGCTTACAGAACTGCGTAACGCTATCGAGGGCAACAGAACGCCCGTAATACTGAAGCTGAAGACTAACATATAGTGACAGATAGCGAGAAACAAGCAGCCCGTGCGCTGAAAGAAGCCGTTAGTAAAGAACTGGCAGCTATCAGCGTGGAAGCGTACAACTTGACAGCTATCGACTACAGACTGGAAGTGTACGCCCGTGGGCTTATTATGTCGCCGGAAAAACACAACCTTTGGGAACTGCTGGCACTTCGCAGATTCTTTGAATTTCTGAAAATATACGAATTCCGTATCAATGAAGTGCAAAACTACATAATCTTCTACGAAAGTCTGAAGTTTGACGGCTTACATGGCCGGACACGCTACAAAATGACACCCGTACAAGTCTTTCAGTTTGCCAATATCATGGGCTTTTACACTGAAGACGGTAAACGGCTTATCCGTGACGTGCTGCTGTTTGTGCCGCGTAAGTTTGCGAAGACTACCAGCGTAACCAGCTTTGCCATATACGACTTGTTAGTAGGCGACGCAAACGCACAAGCCTACACAGCGGCCAACAGCTACGAGCAGGCGCAAATCTGCTTTAGGGAAATCAAAGAAGTGCTAAAAGGCTTAGACCCACAATTAAAGTCGTTTAAGCTGAAGCGCGAGAAAGTGGAATGGATAGACACAGCCGCCAGCGGGCGTACTGCATTTGTGCGCTGTTTGGCCAGCAAAGCCGACACGCTGGACGGCTTGAACGCCAGCACCGTTATTATGGACGAATACAGCCAAGCCGACAGCAGCGAACTTTACGGCGTGCTGACGACTTCAATGGGTGCGCGTCTAAACCCGCTTACTATCGTTATCACTACGGCTTCAGACAAGCCAAACGCGCCGTTTGTGTCAATGCTGAACCGTTATAAAAGCATACTACGCGGCGAAGTGGAAAATGACCGCGTATTTGCCCATATCTTTGAGCCGGACGTGGACGACGCGCCGGACGACCCGGCAACGTGGGCAAAGGTGCAGCCACACTTAGGTATAACGGTACAGCCGGACTACTACGCCGCTGAATGGGAGCGCGCGCAGACAGATGCAGAAGCCATGAAGACGTTTTTAACTAAGATGCTGAATATATTCGTAAGCGGAAATTCAAAGCCGTGGATAGAGGGCGCAACCGTGCGAGACCATAGCGAACAGATAGACATAACGACGTTAGGCGCGCCAGCAGACTGCGAAGTAGGCATAGACTTGTCAGTAGATAACGACTTTTCCGCTGTCAGCTACTTTATATATCTCAAAAATCGAAAGCAGGGCTACATTAAGACAGACTACTATTTCCCCAAAGGCCAGCTGGCTACGCATCCGAACCGCGAACTATACAAGAAATGGGCTGAAGCTGGCTATCTGCATCTATGTGAGGGCAATATAATAGACTACCAGCAAATCGTTAAGGACATTTGGGGCTACAGCAAATATCTACGAATATGGAAGTTTGGCTATGACCGCTACAAGTCTGCTGAATTCCGTAACACGCTGATAGCATGGGGAGCCAGCAAAGACCAGCTATTTGACTATTCACAGACAGCCGTACACTTTACCGCGCCAGTGCTGGCCATGAGTAGGGGCATAGAAAAGAATTATTTAGTATTTGAGCCGAACCCGATAACGCAGTTTTGCTTTGATAACGCCGTGCTGGTAGTGGATAATATGGGCAACGCAAAACCATTTAAGAAAAACGACAGCGAGAAAACGAAAATAGACGGCGTTATTACGTCGCTTATGGCTTTGGGTATGGCAGACAATCAAGTGCGTAAGGGGTAGGACATCGAGGGGGCAAAAGAGACAATGGAACCAGTAATAATAAATCGAATTTTGCAAAATGGGTATATTTGACAGATTCAGAAAGAAGAAAAACGCCGGGCGAAGTTACCGCCGTGGCGCAGACCCTAACGTAATCGCCAGCACTACGGGCGACTTATCAGCCATCTTTGGCAATAACGAGGGTGTAAGCGAAACTACAGCCGTGCGTATAGCTACCGTGTTTAGGTGTGCCGACATCGTAAGCAGCAGTGTAGCCGGGCTGGGTATGAATGTGCTAAGACGTAAGACCGTTGAGGCTGACGGCGAAAGCTACCAGCTATTCAGTGTAGAAGAAAAGCACCCGCTTCAGTATCTTTTGAGCGAAAAGCCTAACGACGTGCTTACGGCTTTCGACTTTATGAAAAACGCCGTGCTTAACGTGCTGCTTCGCGGTAACGCCTACATTCTGCCAGTCTATGACCGTGGCGAAGTTAAGAAGCTGCTGCTGCTGCAAAGCGACAGAGTGACTTACGACGTACTGACGAACACCTACGCCGTTAATGACGACTACAACCACATACACGGCGAATATTACGCAGACGAAATCATACATTTGCGTAATTTCTCGTTAGACGGCGGCTATACTGGCAGCAGCACTATAGCCTACGCTGGTAAGGTGCTGCAAATCGGCATGAAGACCGACGAACTGCAAATAGACAGCTTTAAGCCCGGCAGCACTACGCGCGGCTTCATTTCCGGCGACAATACCGTAACGCAGGGCTTTGGCCAGCTGCAAGACGACCAGCTGGAAGCTGTCAGCGAGCGTGTAGAAAGAGAGTTAGGCAGTGGAAAGCGTATTTTCCAGTTACCGGGTGTTATGCGCTTCAATCAGCTGGCACTTTCCCCGGCTGACTTACAGCTGCTGGATAGTAAGAAGTTTAACGTGCTGGAAATTTGCCGCTTCTTTGGCGTGCATCCCGACAAAGTATTTGCACAGACCAGTACGAACTATAAGGCCAGCGAAAACAGCCAAACGGTGTATATGACTGACACGTTAGCACCTTTGCTTATCAAGATAGAAAACGAATTCAAAGTTAAGCTGATACCGCAAAGCGTGGCAGCAGACTACAAAATTAAATTCAATTTGGAAGACTACTACCAAAGCGACGTACTGGCAGAAGCCGACTACTTCACTAAAATGGTGCAGGCTGGCGGCATGACACCAAACGAAGTAAGACTGCGTAAAGGCCGTAAGCCACTACCCGGTGGAAATAAGCTGTTTGTCAGCTGCAATGTAGCACCCGCTGACAGCGCAAAGATAAACGGCGACAAACAAACTGAAGCATCGAGGGGGCAAAATGCAGAATAAGTGACGTAATTATAAAACGACGCATAAAAATGAGTAAAACGAGAAAATTTACAAGAGCCTTTGAGGGTGAACACTTTCAACCGCGTGCCGTTGAGGGAACCCGGCGCATAGAGGGCTACGCCATCGTCTTCAATCAGCGCAGTGTGTTTGTGACTGACTGGAACCTTTGGAAGCGTGTTATAGAAATTATCGCGCCTACGGCCATTAACGACGACCTACTGAAGCGTAGCGACGTTATAGCTACCGTAGAGCATGACAGCCGCCGTCTGCTGGCACGCAGTCTTAACGGCAAAGGTACACTGGAACTATCCATAGACGAAACTGGCCTAAAGTATTCTTTTGAGTGCCCGGACACAGCCGACGGCAATTTTGTGTACGAACATGTGAAGCGCGGAAACATTACTGGCAGCAGCTTTATGTATGTCAATAAAGACGACGAATGTAATGTGACGTACACCAAAGAGACCGACGAAAACGGCAAAGAACAGATTATTAGAACGGTGAACACCATCGACAAGCTGCTGGACGTAGCCGTAGTAATGCGCCCGGCATATCCAGCCAGCAGTGTGGAAGCACGCGCTGAAGAAATGAAAGAACTGGAAGCCGCCATTAAGCGCGCGCTGGGTGAAGCTGACGAAGACGACGACAACGAAGACGACGAGACGCGCGAAGAAAAATACTGGCGTAGCCGTCAGCTTGCAAACGCCGCTTTGAAAGAAGCGTTAGACATCGAAATGAGACACTAAACTTATATTATTCACCAACTTTATAAAGTTACAATTATGCCAAAAAAGACTAAGAGCGTGGAAACACGCGCCAAAGAGAAGAATTTGCGCAGTCAGCTGGCAGCTAACAAGCTGAAAATGCAGCAAATCAGTGACAAACTGGTAGCCGAAAAGCGTGCTATGACAGACGAAGAGACTACAGAAATGGAGAATCTGCGTACTGCAAACCAGCAAATCAGCGTACAGCTGGACGTGCTGGAAGCACCCGACTACGAACCCGTGCAGGAGCGCGCCGACAGAGAGCTGGCCACTTCTGAAATTCTCGCATCTATGCGCAGTTTGCGCGGACTGCCTGACAAGTACGCTTATTTGCGTGCTACAGAAGACCCAAACTGCATGATTATTCCGGCCAACGACGCAGAGGCTACACGCATTTTGCAGCGTGACGGCGGCAATAGCGTGCCCGCTATCCAGTCGCTTAACACCGTTACCCCGGTAGTGCCTATCACTATGCAGGATATTATCGAGCCGCTGTCACATCTGCTTATCTACGACAAAGTAGGTTTGCGCATTCAGCACGGCATCGAAGGCCAGTGGAATTTCCCCGTAGTTAGTGGTGTTGAGGCTACTTTCTTAGGTGAGAACGTGGAAGTAACCGACGGCAAGCTGGACTTCAGCGCGATTACGCCCGCGCCGAAGCGTTACAGCATCAGCATTCCCGTGTCTAATCTCGCTATGATTCAAGCCGTAGGACTGCGTAGCATCATCATTAACGCCATGTCTACGGGTGTGGCTAATCTGATTAACAAGGTTACTTTCAGCACTACGCAGGTAGGGCAGGCCGCCACTTTCCCGACTGGCCCATTTGTAGGCTGCGACAACATCAACGCCGCTGCTACAAAGATTACCTACGCCGAGGCCGTAGCACTGAAGTATGCTGTTATCGGTAAGGGTGTGCTTGGTGCTGAATTCGGCTGCTATGTATGTACGCCGGAGACCTACGCAGAACTGGCAACCACGCCACGCGACGCTGGTAGTGGCCTTATGGTATTGCAGGACGGTAAGATAGACGGTACACCCGTATTCTATACTACCGACTTCGACGCTAACAAGCTGGGCTTTGGTATCTTTAGCTATGACGTTTGCGGCTTCTTTGGCCAGCAGAGTTTGGGCTTTGATTCAACCAGTAAGGACGCTATGAAGCAGGGCATGACATGGTTTGTGCTGAACGGCTACATGGACTTGAAAGCACTGCGTACAGAGGCATTTGCCTACATCACAAAGCACCAGTAAGACTTTGAATTCTTTCTATCATCAGCAGGCGGCTGGCTGGCACGTTGAGGCTGGCCAGCCGCTTCACTTAAAACGACACTATCATGGCAACTTTTGCAACACTGGAAGACTTGAAAGAGCAGTGCAACGTACAGCACAACGAAGACGACAAGCGACTGCGTGAAATGTTAGACGCTGCTGAATCATGGCTTGAAAAGACCGTGCAGCAGCCGCTTACTGACATAGCCGCAAAGCATAACGGCGCGCTGCCAAAGGACTTAAAGCAGGCTATGCTTATCTTTGGAGCCGGGCTTTATGCGAACCGTGAGGGCGTGGCGTTTAGCGGCCAGCCTACGCCAGTGCCGTATAATCTTATGTCGCTGGTAACACCATACATCAAATACCGTTAAGTTATGCGTGCCGGACTATTAGACGAATTTTGCACTATCTACGGAGAGCAACAGACACAAAGCACTACTGGCTTTGTGAAGCGCGAGACCGTGGAACTGGCGCGCGTGCGCTGCCATCGTATCAACAAGCGCGAGAAAGCCGCCGTAGCTGCCAACGAAGAACAGCTGCAAGGCCAAGTAACGCTACAGCTGCGTGACGACGCGCGGCTGCGTGGTGCTACCAGCTTTAACTACGACGGTGAAGACTACCATATTACGCAGACCATCAGACAGCGCGCGGATAAGTCGTTAGAACTGACTGGCCAGCAGATTCAGAAATAAGCATGGGTAGGCTGACAGAATACTTTGGTAAGGCCGGAAGCGGTAACACTGGCACTGGCGGCAAGGTAGCCGACGGCATCAGCGTGGAGTATAGCGGCATCGAACACATAGACGCTGCTTTGCAACAGCTGGAAGAAATCGAGCGAGACAAAGCCGTGCAAGCCGGGCTACGTGCTGGCGGTACTTACTTAGTCAGACAAGGCCGCAAGCGTCTGCGTAAAGGGCTGAAGACAGACAAAGCGCACAAACGCCGTGAAGCTGGCAGACAGCCCGGCAATTTGCTAAAGTCTTTCGTGGTGAGGCTGAAGAAAAGCCGTACTGGTGCGCTGGTAGGCTTCAAACGGCCAGAGGGTGCGCACAGCCACTTAGTAGACTTAGGAACCCAAAAGCGTGAGACACACAGTGGCTTAAACCGTGGCGAAATGCCATCGTTACGCTACTGGAGTGAGACGCGCGAACAAGACACTGGCACAGCTTTGGGCTACGTTATCGAGGGAATAGAGAAAGCCGCCACACGCAGGCTGTCAAAATAACATCGAGGGGGCAAAAGCAAAAGATACGCCAGTAATATAAAACGAGAATATGGCAAAGTCAAATATACGTGCAGGCGCGGTGATACGTGACGCGCTACTTCAAAACGAAGCACTGACGGCAATAGTAGGCCAGCAGATAATGCCACTACGCGCCGCCAAAGGCACTACTGGCAGCTACATACTATATGGACGCGACGGCTACGAACCTACGCTAACGCAAATGGGAAAAGTAGACAATGTGGCCGAAGTGCTGGTAAACTGCTACAGCACCGACTACGACGAAACTTTAGACATGGCCGAAGCCGTAGAAGATACCGTGCGCGTTATGCGTAACAGCGGCGTGGAAATATTCATAGCCGACTGCGTGGAAGACGTGGCAGCAGAGTTTAAGGACACTGGCGAAGCCATCTACGTGCAGGCTTTCACTTTGACATTTGGAACACTTCAAAAATAAATCATAGTTATTAACAAATTAAACATTTTCAAATTATGGCAGCAGGAGCATACGACAGCGCATCTGACATCATGCAGGGTCAAATGCTGATTTACGTGGACGACACGCTATTTGCGTTTTCCACAAGTACCGAACTGGCACTTAACACTAACATGGTAGACACCAGCAACCAGTTAGACGGTGGCTGGGAAAGCAGTCTACCCGGTAAGAAAGGCTGGACACTTAACGGCCAGTCATTTGTCACGCAGAAGCAGGGCGCGCTTAGTGCCGACGAACTGCTGGCAAAGCAGATTAACGGGCAGACGCTTACTATTTGGTTTGGTAAGTGTACCATTACCGACAACGCAGAGGGCGGCGTGGACGTAGTCAAAGGAAGCGCAGGCTGGACGGGTAAGGCACACATTACTGGTTGCACCGTGACCAGTGAGGCCGGAAACTTGGTTAAATTCCAGTGCAACATGCAGGGTACTGGCGCGCTGAAGTCAGCGGGTGAGTAAACGGTTGTTTGACATAATCAGTAGTTAGTTTTAGGTTAGGGAGCCAGCCGGGTAACTGGCTGGCTTTTTCTTCTTTATGCTTACTTTAGCGAATATCATAGAATGGGAGCAGCTGACGGGTAAGAAGCTGCAAGAATACGACGGCAGCAGTATAGACGACATGGCCGCTTTGGGCTATGTGCAGTACGAAGACCGCCGTAAATGGACGCTGGCAGAATACAAAGACGCTTTGCTGCTGGCCAAAGAGACGAAAGAACTTGAAAGCGTGGCACGCCGCGCCGCGCTGGAATTCCGATATATAGCACAATTCAATGTGCGCCGTGTTGAGGCTGACGACGAAAAGAACGACGACAGCATTACGGATATATGCGGCCAGCTTATCACTAACGGCATAGACGGTAATTTTCTGCTTTCGCGCGGGCTGGAAGATTTGGGCTGGCTGACGCGCGCCGCATGTCAGCACGAACAAAAGACATGGGAAAGCAGCCGCTTTTGGGCTTATCTGCAACTATCGCCGTACTTAGACAAGAACAAAGTACACAACGCCAAAGAATTTCTACCGTTTGCGTGGGAAGCACCACTGGAAAGCGAAATCATCACAGACATGGAAAAGAAAATGGCAGCAGCATTATTCAAGACTAAAGTATAATTCAATATGGCAAAACTTAACTTTTCTATCGCGCTGAATCTGCTAACGCAGGGCATTAAGCACGGAGTGACTGAAGTAGAGGGGTATTTCAAGAAACTGCGTAGTACCATCACAAGCACGTTAGGCGGGCTGGGTATCGGTTTGGGTATAACGGAATTCGGGCGTAGCATGATTAACGCCGGAAAAGACTTTGAAGCTGGTATGGCCAGAGTGCGCGCCGTTACAAACGCCAGCACTGAAGACTTCAAAGCAATGGAAGCGGAAGCCAAACGGCTGGGCGGTACGACGAAGTACACGGCCAGCGAAGCCGCCAGTGCTTTGGAGAATCTGACACGTAACGGCTTGACACCCACGCAGGCTACAGCCGCTTTGTCTAAGACGCTACAGCTGGCGCAGGCTAACGCCATCAGTTTGGCAGAGGCGGCAGACATGGCTACTAACACCATGAACGGCTTTGGCATGAGCGTAGACGAGTTAGGCAAAGTGAATGACATACTTTCCAGTACAGCCGCGCATAGTGCCACTAACGTACTGGAACTGGCAGAGGCCGTAAAGAACGCCGCGCCACTGGCTAAGAACTGCGGCGTAGGCATTCAAGAAACTAACGCCGCGCTGGGTACACTGGCAAACGTAGGTATTAAGGGCGCGGACGCTGGCACGGCTTTGAAACAAGTCTTTATGGGGCTTTCCACTGAAAGCGACAAAGGAGCCAAAGCACTGAAGAAATACGGGCTGGAAATTAACCAGCAGACCATAGAAGTAGACGGGCTGGCAGGCACACTAAAGAAGCTATACGAAAGCGGAATAGGTAAGAATAACCAAGACTTAGCAGACGTGTTTGGGCGGCGTGCTTTCAGCGGTGCAGCTGCTTTGATTAACAACTATGAAAAGTTTATAGAACTTAACGACACGCTGGCCAGCAGCTACGGCGAGACAGAAAGAATGTTTGAACAAGGCAGCGGGCGTATGCAAAGCGCGCTGGCTTCTTTGTCGTCTGCATGGGAAGCGTTTCAAATCGAAATCTTTCAAGGCGGCGAAAATCTATTTGTTGCGCCTATCGAAGCACTTACTGGATTCATACGATATTGCACAGAGAATTTAGGCACACTGGCCGCTAAGATACTGGCCATATTCGCAGGCGTTAAGGTTATCCAGTATTTCCGGCAGTGGCAGGCTGCTGGCGGTACTGCGTTTATGACAATGGCAGCACAAGCGCAGGCAGCACACGCAAAGGTAAATACCTTAGAGCGCGCCGGGCTGACACTGCGAAAACAAATCAAGTCACTGGAAGCACAGCTGGAAAAGGCCAGTGCAGACCAGCGTTTAGCCATCGAAGTACAGCTGGAAGCAAAGAAGCGACAGCTGAAAGCCAACGAACTGGCCGTAACGAAAGCCACTGAAGCCGCTAAAGCAGCGGACGCGCAGGCAGCAGCCGTTAAGAGTGCTACCGGGTGGCAGCTGGCCATGATAAAGATAAAAGCAGCCGCTACGACAGCAGCAGCAGCCATGAAGACTATATGGAGTACCGTTTGGCCTATGCTGCTTATGACCGTAATAGTAGAAGTTATCAGCAAAATTTCTTCACTGATACGCGAAGCCGCCGGAGCGCGTGACGTTATCAAGGACATAGAGAAAGAAGCCACACAGAGCGAAAACGAGCAACGCGCCAAAATAGCCGCGCTGTCTAAGATAGTACACGACAATACGCAGGCCATCAAGAACCGCCAGCAGGCTATAGCGGACTTACAGAAAATAGTGCCTGACTATCACGCCAGCCTAACACAAGAGGGCAAACTGATAAACGACAATACTAACGCGCTGGACGCTTACTGCAAAAAGCTGAAGCTGGCAGCACAGATACAAGCCGCCAGTACGAAGCTGGCAGACGCGGAAATGCAGCTGTCAGACTTTGAAAAGAACGCCAGCAAAGGTGTGTCTGCTGCATACTTTAACGAGCGCGTTATGGGCATGTCTGAAAACGACGCTATACGTGAGGCTGGAGCATCCCCAAGCGGCTACAGAGCGTTTAAGGCTAAGTGGGCAAAGCTGCAAGCCAACGTGACGACGCTAAACAACTATATCGAGGATAAGACAAAGGAAATGAACGCCGTAGTAGTTACCAGTGGAACCGGGGGAACTGGTGGCGGTGGCGGTGGCGGTACTGGCGGCGGCGGTGGCGACAACAAACAAAAAACCGACCTACAAAAAGCACAAGAAGACTATACACGCAGTCTGCGTGAACTTGACGAAAAGAAGCGGCTGGAACTGGTTACGGAAAACGAATACCAGCAGCAGCTTTCCCGGCTGAATGAAGAAACGCTGTTAAGGCTTCGCAGTAGCGACGACGTAGCCGCGCGCGAATCTGCATTTGCTAAGAAGCTGGAAGCAGCAGTAAAAGCCGACAAGTCAGCCAAAGCCGCGCGCGAACTGGCAGACGCTGAAGCGCGCTATAAGGAAACCATAGCCGAAGCTGACAGAAAGAAAGCTAACGGCGCGCTGACAGAAGAAAGCTACGCCAAAGCGGTACTGGCAGCACAGACGCGCTTCATAGACCAAGCCGCCGCCATCGACGGGCTGACAGACGAACAGAAGCACACTATACAAGTCATACAGAAATACCGTAAGGCTTTGGAAGTGGGAGCCATGAACGCAGAACTGGCCAAACAGCCCGGACGTGACAAAACATTTGACTACAAGCTGACAGCTGACGAAATAGCGAAGACCGAAATAGAATACCAGCTTGAACAAGCTAAGAAGCGGCTGGCAGAAATGAAGTCTTTGGCCAGCGACATGACGGCAGAGATAGAAGACCAAATGAAGAAAGTCACGTCTTTGGATGAGGCTTTGAAGCTGGCAAAGGTGCGCGAAGACGTTAAGGCACTGCAAAAAGACTTAGCAAAGACAGAATGGAATAGCGTAAAGGACTTAGCCAGCAGTACAAACACCATCGTAAGCGCGTGGACTGGTTTAGCAGATACACTTTCCGACGAAGACGCAAGCCCGTGGGAAAAGATAGCCGCCATTTGGAACGCCATGACGCAGACGGTAGACGGCTTTTTGCGCATTATCGACGCAGTGAACGCATGGACTGAAGCCAGCGAGACT